TTCCTTTAAACACCTATCTAATGCCCTCATACCCTGAAGATGAGGCAGAAGACTTCATGGAAGGGGACTGGCAACCAGAGAATGAATTCTTTATGGTACTTATCCAGCCATTCAAAGAACTAGAAGATGCCTCGGCAGCTCTAGCTAAAATCGGATACTATAATAACTGGAGTCAGGAATACTATGCTGACACAGTACTCAAACGACAATCATACAGGAGATTATATTATGAGAAAAATGAAGAACATGAAGAAAAGATCTAAGAAAAAAACTAAGAAGAATAACAAAAAAGTTAAGGGTATGAAGTAATGTTAAGCAAAAAACAAAAAACATTACCTAAATTCTTACAGACTAAGATCTTGAAGTCTAAAAAAAAGAAGAAAAAAACTAAAGGTATGAAATAATGAATACAAGAAAATTAGAAAAAGAATTTCCAAAACCAAATCCAGCTGATTTTAGTAACTTTGAAGATTTTTTAAGAGCTTTACAAGAATACAAGCGTATGATGAAAGGTCAAGGAATTGATCTTTCTAAAATGCAAGAACGAAACAACAAAAAATTCATGGTATAATGGCTAAAAATACAAAAAGATCTGGCGGATCGCCTAAACCTAAGAACCCTGCACTTTATTCAAGGGTAAAAGCAGAGGCTAAAAAGAAGTTTAAGGTGTATCCTAGTGCATATGCTAATGCTTGGCTTGTAAAAACTTACAAAAAGCGTGGCGGAAAGTACTAGTGGCTTACAAAGGTGGACTACGCAAGTGGTTCAAAGAAGATTGGCGTGATGTCAAGACAGGAAAGAAGTGTGGTCGTAGCGGCAGCAAGGATAAAGGAAGACCTTACCCTGCTTGTAGACCCAAAAAGGTAGCAAAACGAATTACAAAGAAAGAAGCAGCCAAAAAAACTGGACCAAAAAGAGTTAACTGGTCTGTAACAGCATCAGGTAAGAGGAGGAAGAATGCCAAGAAAACGAGATAAGATGCCTCCTAGAAATAAAAAGAACTTTAGACCTACAAAGTCTGGAGCTGGTATGACTAAGGCAGGAGTAGCTGCATATAGACGAGCTAATCCAGGCAGTAAATTAAAAACAGCTGTAACAGGCAAAGTAAAAAAAGGCAGTAAAGATGCCAAAAGAAGAAAATCATTCTGTGCTAGAAGTGCAGGACAAATGAAAAAGTTTCCAAAAGCAGCAAGAGATCCTAACTCAAGATTGAGACAGGCAAGACGCAGATGGAAATGTTAAGGAGATATTATGGTTAGTAAAACATACAAAGATACAGATTCACCCCTCAAGTTTTTAACAAGTGATGGTGTACCCAATGCATTCTTTAGAAATGGAATGATAGTTGCACCTGGTTCACAATTTGATGGACTAAAAGCTAATGAAAAAAATATTAATATGGCATTTGATGTATCAGATACAGAAGAAAAACCACCTCTATACTTTGGAGATGAAGGAGAACAAAAGCTGTATCAAGATATGATCAGGGTATTTAAGGGTGATATAGTAGGTAAAGATGCTCAAAAGATTATGAAGGATGCTGAAGGTGAGTTTCCTAAAGAGTTCATCATGAAAGAAAGAGTCAGAGTTATGGAGCAGAAACAAGTAGCTACACCTTTCTATCCAGGTGATAATATGCCTAAGATGCCAAACATACCAACTGGACCAAAAATGAGACCTGATGCTTTACAACCAATGTTTAGACCAGGTGTAGATCCAATGGGTATGCCTCAAAGAAATGTAGCACCGCCAGTTAATATGACTATGAATACAGGATTACTTGGTAAACCTGCTGGTATTGGACCAAAACAATTAAATAAAATGCTTATGGCACAAATGATGGGATTGATATAATGGCTCATGGTGGTAAAAGAAAAGGTGCTGGTAGACCAAAAGGTATTAAAGCTGGAACAAAAGCAGAACGCCTGGCGGCAGAATTAGGCAAAGGACAAACAACGCCACTAAAATATATGTTGAATTTATTGAATAACCCACAAGTATCTGTAGAAAAAAAGATGTGGGCAGCAAAAGAATCAGCACCATATGTACACTCAAAGTTATCATCTGTTAATAAAACTATATCAGGTGATGAAGAAAAGCCTCTAACAGTACAGATAGGATGGCGTAAGAAAAAGAATTAATGGATATTATTATTCCATATGAACCTAGACCTTTACAAGAAACAATTCATAATGAATTAAGAAGGTTCAATGTTTTAGTCTGTCATAGACGATTTGGTAAAACAGTACTTGCTGTTAACCATTTAATTATGACAGCTTGTGAAAAACAAGATGCGAGATTGGCGTATATAGCACCAACTTATCGCCAGGGTAAGGCAGTCGCTTACGACTATTTAAAAGAATATACAGACCCTTTAATGAAACTTGGTGGCAGACGACATGAAACAGAACTAAAAGTTGATCTATGGAATGGATCTAGGATTCAAATCTTTGGAGCAGATAATCCAGATGCACTTCGTGGATTAGGCTTTGATGGAGTAGTATTGGATGAATATGCCCTTATGTCACCAAGAGTATGGACTGAAGTAGTCAGACCTGCTATTTCTGATAAAATAGGGTATGTTATATTTATTGGAACACCCATGGGACATAATCAGTTCTGGGATGTTTATGATTTAGCAAAACGCAGAGGAGAAGATTGGTATGCAAAATTATATAGAGCTAGTGAAACAGAAGTTATTCCATCTGAAGAATTGGAAGAAGCTCGTATCACAATGCCACAAGACCAGTATGAACAAGAGTTTGAATGTTCTTTTCAAGCTGCCGTATCTGGGGCTTATTATGGAAAACAGATCCAACAGGCAGAACAAGATAATCGTATATGTACTGTGGATTATGATCCTGATATTGATGTTGAAACTTGGTGGGATCTTGGTATAGGAGATTCAACTAGTATTTGGTTTGCACAAAGAACTGGCAACGAAATACACTTAATTGATTATTATGAAACATCTGGTGAATCACTTGCACATTATGTAAATGTTTTATCAGATAAAGGTTATAACTATGGTCGCCATGTTGCACCACATGATATAACAACAAGAGAACTTGGAACTGGTAAATCTAGATTAGAAGTAGGATATGAACTTGGAATTGATTTTGAAGTATGTCCTAAACTTGGCGTAGATCATGGCATAGAAGCTGTTAGAAATACTTTAGATAGATGCTGGTTTGATAAAAATAAATGTAAATATGGTATTGATTGTTTGCGTCAATATCGAAAACAATTTGATGACAGAATGCAAACATTTAAAAATAAACCACTACATAATTGGACATCACATGGAGCTGATGCTTTTAGATATGGATGTTCTGTTGATGGACCAACAAGAACTGACTGGACACAACCAATGTTTGTAGATACAAGGTACATTGTTTAAGGAAAAATATGACAAAAAGACCACTAGATGATTATGAAATATCTGGAATAGTAGGCGACCATATTAAAAATAGTTATGGTTTCTATTCTTCAGAGTTAACAGAATCAAGACGCAAAGCTAATGAATATTATTTTGGTGAAGCATTTGGTAATGAAGTAGAAGGTAGATCACAAGTAGTTTCTACAGATGTAGCAGATACTATTGAATCTATATTACCACCATTACTTAGAATATTTACATCTAGTGACAATGTAGTCAAAGTAGAACCAGTATCAGAAGAAGATATTAAGATTGCAGAACAAGCTACTGATTATTTAAATCATATTTTTAATAAAGATAATGATGGATTTACAGCATTGTATACAATGTTTAAAGATGCACTATTACAAAAGAATGGTGTATGTAAAGTTTATTGGAATGATTCAGAAACAGTAGAAAGAGAAACATACGAAAACTTATCAGAAGATGAGTTTAATATGTTGATAGAAGAAGATGGAGTAGAAGTAATAGAACATACAGAGTACGAAGATGAAACATTTAAAAAACAAACAGAGAAACTTGAAGAACAATTAGAGAACGCATCAGTACAAGGAGACATAAGAGCTAGTACAATTATAGAACAAATAGACAACATTAAAGTTCCTAAATTACATGATGTTGTTATTTCAAGAAAATCAACTAAAGGTAGAGTCAAAATAGAACCTATACCGCCAGAAGAATTTTTAATTGCAAGACAAGCAAAATCTTTAAGTGATGCAAGTTTTGTATGTCATAGAGTACCAATGACTCGTAGTGAACTTGTTGAAATGGGTTTTGACTTTGATCTTGTTTACTCATTACCTGCTGAAAATAAAGAACAATACAATTCAGAAAGATCAGTAAGATATAGAAATGTAGATGATGACTACGATAAAACAGTCGGTGATGAATCAACTGAAGAAATCATTGTATATGAATCATACATGAAAATAGACATGGATGGTGATGGCGTAGCTGAGATGAGAAAGATTACAAGTGCTGGTGATAATGGTTATACAATATTAGATAATGTTGCTGTTGATGCACATCCATTCTGTTCTGTTACACCTATTATTGTACCACACAGATTCTATGGTAGATCAGTATCTGAACTTGTAGAAGATATACAATTAGTAAAATCTACTGTGTTAAGACAAGTACTAGACAATATGTACTTAACAAACAATAACAGAGTAGCAGTTATGGATGGTCAAGTTAATCTTGATGATCTATTAACAAATAGACCTGGCGGAATAGTCAGAACAAAAGCTGCACCTAATCAAGTTATGATGCCTATGCAGAATCAACCATTAAGCAATCAGGCATTCCCATTACTTACATATTTAGATACTGTTAAAGAAGAACGAAGTGGTATTACTAAATACAATCAAGGTATGGATACAGATACTTTGAATAAAACTGCATCAGGTATAAATACAATATTATCTCAATCACAAATGAGACTTGAATTAATTGCAAGAGTATTTGCTGAAACAGGCGTAAAAGATATATTCAAGAAAATATTTGAATTAGTTGTTAAGTATCAAGACAAACAAAGAATAGTAAAAATTAGAAATGATTTTATTACTATGAATCCTATGGAGTGGAGAGATCGTTGTAATGTAACTATTCATGTAGGATTAGGTACAGGATCAAGAGATCAACAACTACAAATATTAAATGGAATACTTGGAAGACAATTAGAAGCTATTAAATTACAAGGTTCAGCAGCAGGACCAGTTGTTAATCTTAATAATATTTATAATACACTAGCTCGTATCATTGAGAATGCAGGACTAAAAGATGTTGGTTCTTACTTTACAGATCCAAAAACAGGTATGCAACAAATGCCTAAACAAGCTAAACCACCTTCTGAGTTTGAAAAAGTATCACAGATACAGACACAACAAAAAGCAGCAGCAGCTCAAATGCAATATGAGAATCGTTTAAGAGAACTTGAACTGAAATATCAGAAAATGATATTAGATAATGAAAGTAAAATTAAAGAACTTGAGCTTAAATA